GTTGGCGGCGATGGATGCTGCTCGAGTGGAAATGGAGTCCGAGATCAATAGTCGCCTCGGTAAGTTCGGGTCCGGATTGGCGGGCGTCTGATGGCTGTTGTCATTCCGATCATTGCCGACGTCAAGGGCCTGACCAGTGGCATTGGTGATACCGAGAAGCAACTGAATCGTCTTGGGAAGAACATCGGCAATGCTGGCGCGAGCCTGACGAAGGGACTGACGCTGCCGATCGTCGGCTTGGCGGCTGGTGCTGTTGTCGCGTTCGACCAGGTCGATTCGGCGCTGGATGATCTGGCGGCGAAGACGGGCGCCACAGGCGTCGAGTTGGACGGGCTGCAGAAGACGTTCAAGAATGTTGCGGCGGGTGCGACGCAGGGGATGGGTGACGTGTCTGCTGTTGTCGCCGAGCTGAATCGGCGCCTCGGTATCACGGGTCCCGCGTTGGATGGGTTGTCGTCGAAGGTGTTGACGTTTGCGCGCGTCACCGGAGTCGACGCGGAGCAGGCCGCGGTCGGCGTCACGAAGGCGATGGGCGCGATGGGTGTCAAGGCGAAAGACGGTGGCGTGTTCCTCGATGCCCTGTTGAAGGCGTCCCAGTCGTCCGGCATTGGTGTTGACGCGTTGACGGAGAAGCTCGTGAAGTTCGGGCCCGCGATGAGCCAGCTCGGACTCGACACGAATTCGACGATCGCACTGTTGGCGCAGTTCGAGCAGAGTGGCGTGAACACGGATGTCGCGATGGCTGGTCTGCGGAAGAGTCTCGTGACGCTTGTGAAGGATGGTGTGAAGGACATTCCGGGCGCGCTCGATGCGGGTATCGAGTCGATTCGTCGCGCGAAGACGCAGTCGCAGGCCACGGCGCGCGCGATCGAGTTGTTCGGTGCGAAGGCTGGTCCGGATCTGGCGTCGGCGATTCGCAGTGGCAAGCTCGAGGTGCAGGACCTGATCGGGATTCTGAACGAGTCGCAGGGCACGCTGGATGCGACGGCGGCAGCGACGGAAGGCCCTCAGGAGAAGATCGCGAGGCTGAAGAATCAGGTCACGCTGATCGGTGCCGCGTTCGCGGAAGTGTTCATTCCCGTGCTGGAGAAGGCGTTCGGGCCGGTGCAGAGCCTGGCGAATGCGTTTCAGAACATGTCGCCGCGGATGCGGGAGATCGTGACGGTGTCGCTCGCAATCGTGGCCGCGGTCGGGCCGATGCTGATGATCATCGGGAAGGCGATCACGATCTTCGCGACGCTGCGCAGTGTGGTGATCGCGGCGCAGGCGGCACAGATCGGACTGAACGTCGCGATGATCGCGAACCCGATCGGCCTGATCGTGATTGCCATTGCCGCGCTCGTCGCGGCACTGGTCATTGCGTACAAGAAGAGTGACTCGTTCCGCGAGATCATCGACACGATCAGCGTGGTCGTGCGTGACAATCTGATTCGCGCGTTCGACTGGTTGAAGCAGAAGATCAATGAGATCTGGCCGGTGGTGCAGAGCATGTACCAGCAGGCAAAGCCGATCCTCGAGGCGATCGGCCAGGTCGTCGAGACGGGCGTCACGATCTACATCAAGGCTGTCGCGTTGTACATTCGCGCCTGGGTCGCGGTCATTCAGACGGCGTACGAGCTGATCAAGCCGATCGCGATCCTGATCGGGGGCCTGATCAAGGATTACATCGTGGCGTACGTGAAGGCCGTCGACACGGCGATTGATGCGGCGATCGTGTCGTTCAACGCGTTGAAGACGACGGTGATCGCGGTGAAGGATGCCGTGTCGGGCCCGTTGAAGACGATCGGGGGTCTGATCGAGTCGTCGATCGAGGGTGCAGCTGATGGGGCGAAGACGGCGATTCGTGGCATCACGGGCGTGTTTGATGCGGTGATCGATGGCATTCGTCGCGCGTGGAATGCGACGCTCGGCGGGAAGGGCTTCTCGATTCCGAACTGGGTGCCTGGCCTTGGTGGCAGCTCGTACAAGATTCCGATGCTTGCCGAGGGTGGCATTGTCACGAGTCCGACGCTTGCGATGATCGGCGAGAAGGGGCCCGAGGCGGTCGTGCCGCTCGATAAGTCGCTGCCGGGTGGTGCGACGTACAACATCACGATCAATGCGGGGCTCGGCACGAGCGGCACGGATCTTGGTCGTGAGGTTGTTCGCGCGATCAAGCAGTACGAGCGCACCAACGGCAACGTGTTCGCGAGTGCGTGATGCCGACACCAACCATCACGGTCGAGTTCGGCAAACTGACTGGCACGATGACGGACGTCACTGCGTACGTGCGCAGCATCACGATCACGCGTGGGCGTAGCCGCGAACTCGACAAGTTCAACACAGGCACGGCGTCAATCGCGTTCAACAATCGGGACCGACGCTTCGACCCGCTCAACACGACAAGCAGCTTGTATCCGAACGTGAAGCCGCGCAAGGACGTGCGGATCAGGACGGGCAGCACTGCGCTGTACACCGGCATCATCGATGACGTGAATCTTGACTATGACGTGTCGGGTGATAGCGTCGCATCGTTTTCGTGTGCGGATGGGTTCGCATTGTTGGCGCAGAAGGTGTTGACGGCGCACACGGCGACAAGTCAGTTCTCGGGCGCGCGAATCGGTGCGGTTCTTGACCGGACGGAGGTGGCGTGGGGGACTGCGCGTCAGCTGGATACGGGTGCGCAGGTGTTGCAGGCGGATGTCGTCAGTGATAACACGGACGCGTTGTCGTACCTGCAGCTGGTGGAGGCGTCAGAGCCAGGCTTTTTCTTCATCAATCGTGGCGGCACTGCACAGTTCGAGGATCGCAACAGTGCGGCGGTTGTGAGTGCGGCGACGTTCACGGATGTTGCGGGCAGTGCGATCCCGTACACGAACATTCAGATCCAGTACGGGCAGGAGAATCTTTACAACCGTGTGCAGATCACGCGGAACGGTGGGACGCTGCAGCGGTCTGACAATGCGACGAGTCAGACGGAGTACGGCATCAGCACGCTGGACCAGGCGGGCTTGTTGATCGACACGGATGCGAACGCGAAGACGATTGCTGACTATTTGCTTGGCAAGTACAAGGATCCCGAGTATCGCATCGAGGAGATCACGGTCGAATTGGCGGCGTTGTCAGCGGCTAATCAATCGACGGTGTTGGCGCGCGAGTTGACGGACGTTGTCGAGGTGAAGTTCACGCCGAATAAGACGGGGTCTCAGATCGTGCAGTACGGCCAGATCATTGGGATTCGGCATGACATTCGTCCGGATTCGCATCGAGTGTCGTTCAGTCTCGCGCAGACGGATGGTCGTGTCGCGTTTGTACTTGACTCGACGACCTTTGGTGTTCTTGATGAGGATGTTCTGGGCTTGTAATAGGTGGTGTTTAGTAGAATCCGGGTATGCCTTGGACGACTCCTGGTACTGCTGTCGCGTCGACGGTTTTGACGGCGTCGTTTCTGAACACCAATTATCGTGACAACCTCAACGAGGTGTATGCCAGTGTCGTGTCTGGCCTTGTCGCGTCGGGTGGTACCGAGACGACGTACACCGAGGGTGGACGCACGTTCAAGGTTCACACGTTCACGGCGAATGGCAACTTCGTCGTCACCACTGCTGGCGTGATCGAGTTCATTCTGGTCGCTGGTGGTGGTGCTGGTGGTGGCGCGAACTCCGCAGCTTTCAACATGTCTGGTGGCGGTGGTGGCGGTGGTGGTGTGATCTACAAGCGTGCGTACGACATCGCTGCTGGCACGTACGCGTTTGTGCGGGGTGCGGGTGGTACGGGATCAGCTGGTGCTGGTGGCGGCACTGGTGGCGACTCTACTTTTGCCGGCTTTACGGCTAAGGGTGGCGGTGGGGGCGCCGTGGCTGGCAATGCGACCGGGACGAAGAACGCTGGTGGCACTGGTGGTTGTGGTGGTGGTGGCTCGGGAGGAGCTGGCGGTATCGCAACTACAGGGCAGGGATTCGCGGGTGGGTGTAGTGGGTCAGCGTCTGGTTACGGTGGTGGTGGCGGCGGCGGTGCTGGTTGTCTCGGTGCTCCTGGTTCGGGCGGCAGTGGCGGCAATGGTGGCGATGGGTTTGTCTGGTGGACGAATCGGACAACGGTCGCCGCCTACGGTGGCGGTGGTGGTGGTGGGTCGGATGGCACGAACGGCGAGCGTGGTCTCGGAGGTCGCGGCGGTGGTGCTGATGGTGGCAGCGCAGGGGCTGGCTCGAACGCATCAGCGAACACTGGTGGTGGCGGAGGCGGTGGCGGGTATGCGGCTTCGAATGCTGGTGGTAACGGCGGCACCGGCATCCTGATCGTGAGGTACGCGACGGCATGAGTGACGCTGAGATCGAGCGGATCTTCCGGTACTTGGAGCAGATCGATAAGCGGTTGGCTGCGCTTGAGAAGCGTGAGGCGGCGCGGGATGGTGCTGA